ATTGTAATAAAGGCACTCCGTATTTTGTTGGAAGTTCCTGACAAAATTGGTTTAATTCTGCTAATTGTTGGTCGTTTAATGTAATCATAGTTTTATTTTTTATTTACAAATATATGTATTTTATTTAATCCACGGCAAAGGTAATGTTACAATTGGCGGATTTATTATGTTTTCAATTTGATTATCTAAATTAGCATCTAAATCTTCTGCGTTTAAACCTGCATCTAACCAATCACATATTTGTTCATAAGTCAAGTCAGCATATGCAGTAAAATCTGTTTCACTCGGGGAATCGCAAGCCATTGAACCATAAACTGAAACTATTATCGGTTCAGCGCCAACTAATTTAGTTGCCGTTCTTCTCCAATGTACTACTGAAACCACGTCTGTTAATTGTCCTTCTTTTGGGACACAATTCATTTGATTAATAACCCATTTGTAATCTGTCATATTATTTTATTTTTGCTTTTAATTCGTCTATTTCTGCTTCTAATTTTTCAATTTTTGCCATTGCTTCCTGAAGAACTTTAATTGTTGCGTGGTATAAATCCGCAGTATAAACAGACATTAATGGTTCTTCTTCATTTATTATTTCGTTACCTTCTTCATCAAATTTTGGTTTAGTGTCCCAACCTTCAATATCTATAAATTCAGGTGCAACTTTTTCAACTTGTTGAGCAATTACACCAATATTAAAATCGTCGTGTGTTTGGTCTTTATATTTAAATTTAACAATTTCAATAGCTTTAAATTTATCCCAATAAGATTCTAAAGCAATAATATCTTTTTTAGTTCTTTCATCTGATAAATTTACGTTATTTGCTTGGAAATTTGCTAAACCACCATTTGACCTTAATTGAAATCTTGCTGTCGTAGTATCAACACATTCCATAAAAAAGTCAGCAGTATTATTTGGACTTGCTCCACTATGTATAACGGTTATTCCGTAAGGACCACTTGCAGAAGAATTATTAACTACGAGTGAACTACTATTTACTACATTTGAACATAATTCGTGAAATGAAGCTCCTGCATTATAATAACTACTCGTATTACTTGCTTTAGTAAATCCCCCCGATGTGATTCTCATTCGTTCTGTATCTGCCGTTTCAAAAGCTATTACTTCCGAACCTGCATTTATTTTTATAGCAGTATATCTATTACCAGCATCATTTATTCCTTGTATTCTTAATCTTCTTGTTGAATTAGTTGTTCCTACTACTTCCATATAAATACCAGTACTATCATTAGAAGTATTTATATAATTAGTTGCACTACCCCATTGTAAAGAACCAACAACTTGTAATTTTTCAGTAGGACTACTCGTTCCGATTCCAACTTTACCACCATTAGGGTTAATCAATGTATTAACATAACCTCCTGTAATTGAAGAATATGTTTCAATACTACCACCATTTGCAGATGTTTGAATTATTAATGTTCTTCCTGTTGGTATAGATGATAAACTACCTAAACTTACATTTTCGTTTGTTGTTAAATTAACGTGCAATTTTGAAGCAGGTGCAGTAGTTCCGATTCCAACGTTGCCATTATATTTAATAGTAACTGCATTAGAGCCGCTCATTGCCAAATTTACATAAGGCCCAAACCCATCATCTGTTAAATAAAACCCAGTATTTGTAGAATTTGTAAATGAATAAGATGGAGTAGACACACTACCATTTCCTATTCTTAAATTAGCAGCCGTTAAACTACTTGAGAATGTAGCAGCACCTGTAACCCCTAAAGTACCATTAACTTCTAATTTATATGAAGGGCTTGTATCATTGATTCCCACATTTCCATTGGTATCAATACTCATTGATATACCACCATTATTGTATAATAATGTTTGCTTGCTTGTAGAATCAAAAAATATACCGTCCATTCCAACACCTCCATTTAATAAATCTGTTAATCCAATAATACTTGAATCAGCATATAAATAACCTGTTTTACTTGAAGCACTTGTAAATCTTAATGGACTATTTCCCGTATTTGCAGTTATTGTTACACTATCTAAAAATGATTTTGCACCTGCAAAAGTTTGTGTACCTGTTGAAACAATACCACCATTTGTTGCACTTGCATTTAATAAAGTAATAGTAACCCCACTTCCAATAATAGCACCTGTTCCGCCTGAAATGGTCATTGAACTTGTATCATTACTTGCAATATTACCCAATGAAGTAACGCCCGTTCCACCATTTGCAACTGATAACGCATTTGTAAGCGTTAAACTTTTTATTGTTGTAACGCCTGTTGAACGAACAATTGAAAAAGGTGTTTCAATTAATGCACCTAAATCTGTGTAAGTTCTTAAAAAGAAATTAGCACCTGTATTTGAACCTGATTCTGTCCCTGAAACTTCTAAATTTATTCTATTGCTATTGTCTGAACGAAAACTTAAACTTTTTGCAACAGAAACGTTTGCGTCTAAATTAGCAATCAAAGCACTTGCGCCGCCGTCAATATGAAACTTTGTTGTTGGGTTTACAATACCAATACCAAATTCCCCTGTTGACAAAACTGAAACTAATTCGCTTGTTGTTGCTTCATTGTAAATTCTAAATCTATGGTCTGATTGAACGTTACCTATTGACCACCTATTTGTCCCCGCACTTGCAAAACCTAAAAATGCATTGTTTGTTGAAGTTCCGTTTAAACGTCCAATAATGCCTGAACCGAAAACGTCCAATGCAGTTGTAGGCGCATTTGTACCTAAACCTAATCTGTTGTTTGTATCGTCCCAAAAGAAGTTTGCGTTATCTTGTAATAAAGCGCCTGAAGCACCTATAAAACCAACCGAACCTGTCGTTAATGCAGTTGTAATCGTAAGCGTTGCAGTTGAACCAACTAAACTAATTGTTCCGTCAAATCCATTTGCGTCATTAAATACAAGCGAAGCAATAATATTAGGGGATAAAACTACATACGCGTTTGTACTTGTATTCCAACGATAAATTACGTTTGTATCTAAAGCAATATAAATAGTGTCAGCCGTACCAACCAAAGGGAATGCCGCAAGATTTGCGTATTCCTCAACCGTTCCCGTAAACAAAGACGCCATTTGTGAAAGCGTAATTTTTTTACTGATTCCCGTTGTAGGATCTCCAATGATAGTAAGGTCATCAAGCGCGGGCGTTAATTCCGTTGCTAATTGGTTTATTTTTTTTGATTCCATTAATAAGTATAATTTGAAGGTACTTGACACCTATTGTTAATAAAGGGAAGCGATAATGTAATATCTAATTTTACGCCTGCTAATAAATCAGGATCTTCTTCAGTGTAAAATGTAATAGGTAGATTTTGGTTTAAAGTCCAAGTTACAATTGAATAATCTTCTGGGTATCTTAATTGCGCCACAATATCCCCTGCAACTTGTGTCATATCAGACAAAACTTCTGTTTCGTTTGTTTCTTCCATTAGCATACGATCCATAAAGTAAAGACTAAATGAATAGGCTATTTCTTTTGCGCCAAAACTTGCACCCGTTAAAGTCATAAACATAGCAGGATAAGTAACTTCTCCATTACTTAAACGTTGTCAGTTCTTTGACTATTTGGTTTAATGTCATTCTTTTTTGCTTTTTCCAAATAAACTTTAAGTTTAGTTTGGTTTTTAATTGTTACTTGTTTACTCATATTTAGCAGCAACCGATATTACCTTGATACCTTTCCTCGAATGTTTTTTTGTGCTTGCCTTCGTAGTCATCATTGCAACAGGCATCCCCTAACCACATTGATACAGAATATCCCTCATTATCAGGCTTGATCGAATCAATGCCAGAACCAAAGTTTAGGTAATTAGGATATAAAGCGTTATTTTGTTTTAGATATTTAATTAGTCTTTGCTTATAAAATTCTGCTCTTGCTCTGTATCTATTTGCCACGTCAATCATATCTTGCATTGAAGGGCTTTCCTGATTATCCCCTGTCTTTCTGATCAATCCTTTATTATAGAATTGATATGATAATCCTTGCGGCAATTCAGACATTACAAAGTAGATCAAACAATCTACGATATAATCATCTAATAAAGTCGTTTGTAAATTTGTATATGTATTCGTATCGACCGCTGTTTGTAATTCATTATAAAGCGCTGATCCTAATGCAGGCAAAATATACATATCTTGCGCCGTCTTAATTTCAGGCAAAACTAATTTTTCGTCTACGTTGGCGTGCAATCCTGTCCTGTCCTTAATCGATTGAACTGATATAAATAATGTGTTCTTGCTCATCTATTTTCTTGTTACTATGTTTGAAATCCATTCGTGTCTGCAACTTGGGGAATGATTGCCGTCTGGTTCTGTCCACCAACCACCACCTCGATCAAATACAGAATACCCTAAACGCGCACTAATTGTTTCTATTTCCGAACGGCTATACATTTTTCCTGCCTCTAAAAGATACTTACAAAAAGGTCTGCTTGTATCAATCAATGGAGTAGTAGCTTTGCTTTTATCTGAAATGCCAAACTCTTTTTTCCATTCGTAGGAATATCTAATTAATAATTCCTTTGTTTGTGGCTTAATCTTTACTAAAAGATCTCCTAATGGCGCGGTTAAGATATGTTCTGTAATTATATTTTCATCATATCCTTCTCCTATTGCGTATTCCTTTACCTCTATATATCCATTTTGAACCAATGTATTAATTACTTGATTGATCGTTTCTATATTCTGATCAAGGGTAACCGCTAATACTTCTGGCGTTATTCTCTTATCCTTAGCCATCAAGTCAAGTACATTCGCCTGTAATTGGGTAACATCTGCAAACATCTGATACTCTGAATCGTCATTAAAGCGCTTTCTTTGCTTCCAAATATTAAAACCATCCTTTGCCTCGCCGAACTCAAAAAAGACGCTAAAATCGTCCCTAAATTGCATTTGTTGGGCTACGGGTTGGTATTTGCTCATATCGATCCCCGCCTTTTCAAGCAACCATTCTTTTGGCGCTATTTCCTTTAGTAGGTTTTCTGTGAATTCGAATCCGATCGGCTCGGTAGGGATTATAGCTAATTCTGCATCCTGAATGCCTCTATATTTAGCTAACATATTAAATACACTTTCAAGGTGCATTTGCTTGCTATTTACATAAGTATTTTTAAATATTTCGTATCCGTCTCTCATTTCAGAACGGCTGCCTAATTTGCCCGCCTCTGCAATACCAAAGATCGAAGGAGTAGTAATTTGATGCCCGCTAAATATATTAGTTTGGATTAAAGAATCCACGCGACCAAAATCCTCTTTTGTAATATCTGAAGTTCCTAAGTCGTCTACTATTGGTTTTCTTGCGCTATCATTTACGAAAGCTAAAATAAATTTCTTACCATCTGATCCGCTAAATCTGTTTGTAAAGCGTTTTTCAATATTACGCTTTTCATCATCTGAAGGTTCTCCATTTGGTAAAGTTATAAGTTTACTTGCGCTGAATCCTGTTTGAGCATTTCCTAAGACGTGCTTAGATATTTCAATATCTGATTCTATGTAATTTAGCGCACCAAAGTAACCAGGCAAAGAATAGTAACCCATATTAGGTCTGTATTCTTTTATATAAAGTATTTGTTTTCCAACAGGATTAGCAGGATTGAAAGCAGGGTAAACCATAGCCTTCTCGCCTCTGTCCGCCCAATCTTCTTTATACCAAAATTGTGTATTGTCCTTATTAGTACGAATTTTAGTGTAATCACAATGCCATATTTCAGACAATTGTTTAGTTACCGACCAAATGATCTCTAAATAGTAGCCGCCGAATAACTCTGCATCTAAAGATACTTTTCTTGTAAGATCTTCAAGGCTTTCCATTCTGTTAACCTTTTCCATAAAAGGCTCTGCTTCAGGGCTACCCGTCCAACCATTAGCGGTTATATAATGTACCTTGCTTTTTATGATAGCATTATGCTTAGCTGACTTATTGAATAGGTCAACCAAATAATTAGGATAATCGTTGCGGTCGCCATACTGAATATATCCTTCGCCCTTCTTTTCTTTAAATTCAGGCTGCTTAGCTTCCGCAAATGTTAATACTCTTAAATCCATTATTGTCTTATTTTGTATGTATCTGTTGTTGAATATTCAGTAAACTCGAAAGGCGTACCGACTAATTCCATAATTCCTGATTCTAATAAATTCAAACCAGAGGGATTAGTATTCGTAGTGCTTGCCTGTTCGTAAACTTCATAATCGTATTGACCATTTAGGGACGTGCTAAAGTTAGTATTTGTAACGATACTAAATTCATTGTATCTGTCCTTATATTGGCTTATGTCTGTATTATTTAATCTAACAAATTTAACCTCTGTATTTGCGCTTCTATTAGTGAACACAAATAAGTAGTTAGGATTAGTCAATAATTGCTTTTCTGTTAAGGTTAAAATAATGTTTTGGGTTTGTCCCTTTGTTAGCCTGATCATATAACTATATAGCTAAAAAGCTAATTTGTTGCATATCCTACAATAAAAAACCGCCGAACCAATTAAGGAACGGCGGCAAACCTATAAACCTATGAAAAGAAACTTATGAACCAGGTGTTTCCAAAGCAGAATAAACTGATTGGTTAACGCTTGGTGCTAATTCAGGTTCTGAACCTGTAAAGGTTAAAGTGAAACCACTTCTATCTCCTTGCGCCGTACCTGTTGAAGCTGCGTTTGCAGTCAAATCAATACCGCGTGTTTTTCCTAAGTACCAATAGATTCCGTTGCTATCTTTTACAACCGCAACTAAGCTATTTTGTGCTAACAAAAGTAATTCATTTCTTGTGTTAGTTTGTAGTTTGTTTAAAACTATTTGTAATTCCTGACCATAAAACACCGTTCCGTTTGCTACGGATGCAGTTAGTGTTTGGTTAAACATTGAAGTATCTTTCACTAAAGCATATTTCCAAAAACGTTTTCCCGCCG